TACTTATTCGGTTAAGTTGTTGTTTTTAAAGGGTTTATAAAGATTATAAATTCTCTCTCATTCGCCGTTTAAGGGCTGAAATAATTGATATCAATATCAACGCCTTACCCTTGTTTTTCACCTTCAAACGTACATACAGCCGTTCTAATCCCCTAACATAGTAGGCCGCTAGAATAGTGTCATATCAGGCTATAGCCTGATATGTCATAATTGCCGCTTTATACCTATCGCAGTTAATACGACAAAACGGGCGTACGCCTGTAATGGCGCATTTATCGCTTTATACCTATCGCAGTTAATACGACAAAACGGGCGTACGCCTGTAATGGCGCAGTTATTCCCGAACGTGCCAAAATAGGCATAAGCCCATTTGTGCTTATTAATATCGTAGGGTTTTGGCACGGTTCCTGCATAAGCAAAAATTGTGCCATAATTTGGCACGGTTCCTGCATAAGCAAAAATTGTGCCATAATTTGGTACGGTTCTTGCATATGCAAAAGTTATGCCATTCGGAAGGCCACCCCCAAGAGCGACGCCCCCCGACAAATTTATATCCGTTCTACACGAAAATTATCTGAAATTTTTAAAATTTTTTAAAATTTACCTTTATTTACCATCTAAGTCATTGATTTAATTGACTTTAGCCTATTAATCCTGCCGTGTATTTGACCCTTTTTACTTTATATGGTACACTTTTGTTTTATTTTCAGGAGAAATAGGCATGAAAAAAGACGAAGAGTTTAAAATAGCTGTTATGGGATTTGGCCCCACATCCGAACTCGCCCCCATCGGTGATCCGAGTTGGAAATTCTTGGGTCTCCCATGGGATGATAAATACAAGGAGTACCAATGCCTCTATGAAATGCACTCGAAGCCAGTCATGGAGTTATCAAACGCCCTTGTACTCTCTGAACATTGGACAGGTACTGAAGTCAAAACTGTGTGCCATAGACCCAGAAATTACCCTAAAATATTACTTGAAATCTCACAAAACTCAAAACAGACTCTATACTGTCACGAAGCGTACTTTCCGGGATGCTTACAATACCCGTTTGATAAAGTTCTCCCATTCACTGGCGATTACTTTGTATCTTCTGTCGCATACATGATTGCTCACGCCATCAGCATGAGACCGGATGTACTGGCTGTCTATGGAATTGATTTACAAGACGACCACGAGTGGGATTACCAGCGGGCGTGTGTTGAGTACTTGTTAGGAATTGCCCGTGGCATGGGAACACAAATTGTGATACCAGATGGATCAGCGCTACTGAAGCTAGATAAAATCCACGCACGGTTTGGCGCAATTAATATTGAATATGAAGGAAGATATGGTATTCTTAGTAGCGAACCCCAGAGTTTTCAACGCTGGGATACATCAACGATGTTAAAAAGGAAAATGACTGATGAAAAAAAATGTTAAGAAGGCAGGTATCGTAGTAGTTCCTGCCCCTAAACGTAAGAGCGGTATCGATAGGCTTAAAAAGCTCAGCCCGAGGTTTGCTGTTAAGGAGCAGGAGCTAATAAATAAACTCTTAAAGAAGGAAAAGGAAAAAGAAAATAAGAAAGTACAAAAGCCTAAAGGCGAATCGGACTCCACAAACTACTCGCGGCGGAATATAAAAAGCTACAAAAAACGCACACGAATGTCACTTTAATAACTATCAAAGGAGTTATTAGTAATGCCTGAACCATTTTTAACAAAAAAACAAAAAGAAAAACTTCGTGAGCGCACTGGAATTACAAACCCAACCAAGGAGCAGCTTGATGCGATCATCAAAGACCGCAAGAAAAAAGGCGCACCCACAAAGACTATCAAGAAAAAAGATCGTAAGTCTCGCGCCGAGCGTTTACTCGGTCGCTGAAGAACACTTCAAGCGGAAGTACGGTCTTGACCCTAAACTATTACCACACGACATGGTGGAGAGGATGACCCCGTGACAAAAAAGAAAACGCCTTTTGAGCCGACGCAGCAACAACGTGTGCTGGTGAACATGATGTCGCTCAACGGTGTAAAACATTCGGAACAGGCCAAGGCTCTGGGCATAACTCCTAAAATGTTAAAAAAACATTTTACAGAGGAGATAGAGTACGGCAGAATTGTTACGACTGCTAATGTCGCCAATGCTTTGTATCGCAATGCTATGGACGGCAACGTTACAGCCCAGACATTTTTTCTGAAGTCTCAAGCAGGATGGAGAGAGGCCGACAAACTGGAGATCAGTTTGGAAGGCAGAGATACACCCACAAACACCGAGAAGGAACAGCGGCTTGCTTCTATTATGCTAGCGCATAAAGGGAAGAAGACATTAACCAAGAGTACCACCGTAGATACTTTTACGGCACCGGAGAATCCGAACTAATGACTCAAAAACGAAAAGTCGGCCCCGGCGGGGGAGACTTTGCTCTTAATCCTAATAGGTTTAGCGGAGGTGGAGGTGGTCGCAGTGGGGCTTCTATATTTAAACGAGTATCAAGACCAACTCGTTTAAAGCCTAAAACAGAAAAAAAGTTAAAGAAGAAATCAACTAAGCAGGGGCGGAAAATACAAAAGAAAAAGACCCAAGGGCCGATATACGATCTGCGTGAGAAAGGACTGCGCCAATTTGGTAATAAGACAAGCGCTAATATTGACCCGGTAAATAAAAAATTAACAAAGACCATCAGAAAATCTGCGGAACGAAAAGATACACAAAAAGCAGCAGACAAGCACCACCGAGATGTTAAGAGGTTACACACAGATAAAAAGTTTGCCACTGATACCCTAGCGAAAGAAGTTTCAAACATATTAATCGGAGGTAAGCGAGGACAAATGCACCCCGCCACATGGCGTAATAATATGCAGAGACAAGCAAAAAAGTTAACGAAAGAGATAAAAAAAGAAAAAGAACAGCTAAAGAGTAGTATGAAAAAACGTAAGCGCACTCGAGAACTCAAGGAAGACGCTAAAAGGAGAAGGAATTGAAGCTTATAATAGTGTTTTGGGTTTTCAGCCTTGGCACCATGACAGGTATCAAAGACATTTTTAATGGCACCATTGACGATTGTCTTACGAAAGCGCAACTGTTTAACGGGGAACAGACGGAGGCCATCGCCGGATGTTATCCGGATAAGGTGCCCGCTAATTATGTACCGCCGGAGAAGCATAATGGTTTTCAATATAATCCCGAAGAGGAATCGTACTGATGGCGAGTCAAGATAAGAAGCCGAAGAAGACTGAGAAGGAAAAGTGGCAGAAACGAAAACGAGAGTCCGACAAGGCACTGGAGCAGGAAATGCTCAAAGACTGGTTTAAGTCTGACAAGCCCACGAAGAGAACACGACCCTCGAGGCATATAAAAACGACCGTCGGTGGCAAAGTCGTGAAGGCGAAAGGCAAAGATGTTAAAGAAGTGATATTATAAAAAGGAATCGTACTGATGAAGCAGCAACGCAAAAGGTTAAAGCCAAGCCGACGCAAGCGTCCGGACAGACGAAAGAGGTTGCGTAAACGCAAATCATCTGTGAAGATGAAAACTGTTAAAACCAAATTAGGGAAATTAAGTGCCTGATCTCTCAGCTATTTTAGAGCAGTATAACGAACTGCCAAAAGAAGAACGAGAAGAGATAGACCGACTTCTAAAAAAGGATGTTCGAGACGAACCGTGGCGACCACTGGTGAATATCAACAACCCCGATCAGAAGACTCCCCAGCAGCAGGCTTATGAGTCTGAAGCGGATATCGTGCTGTTCGGCGGAGCCGCTGGTGGCGGTAAATCCAGTCTCCTTATAGGTTTGGCTCTTACTCGCCATCAGCGTTCTGTATTATACCGACGAGAGGTAAAGCAGCTTGGCCCAATCGAAGAAGAAATTATCCGAATACGAAAAACCCGGCAAGGATTCAATGGACAGTTACACCGCTTTGATTTAGGTAAAGGCAGAGCGATACGACTCGGTGGAATGCAGTACGCGGGAGACGAAGTGGCATATCAAGGTGATCCGAGAGACCTTATCTGCTTTGATGAGTTAACCCAATTTTTGGAGAGTCAATTTCGATATGTTACAACATGGAACAGATCAGCCGACCCCAAACAACGTTGTAGAATTATCGCAGCTACAAACCCGCCGACAAGCGCAGAAGGACAGTGGGTTGTCAAGTACTGGGCACCATGGATCGACAAAGACCACCCTCGACCCGCAGTGCCGGGAGAACTTCGATGGTTTATCTCAGACGCCGATGGTAACGATAAAGAAGTCAAAAGCAACGAGCCAATCTGGCAGGACGGGGACTGGGTACAACCGAGATCAAGGACTTTTATACCCTCATCGGTTGATGACAATCCGTTCTTAATTAACTCAGGGTACAAAGCTGCCCTACAAGCACTACCAGAGCCTCTTCGTAGCCAGATGTTGATGGGCGATTTTGCCGCAGGTATAGCGGATGACCCATGGCAGGTAATACCGACAACTTGGGTTGATTTGGCGCAGGCAAGGTGGACAGTTGAAAAGCCCCAAGGGGCAAAAATGGATGCGCTGGGGTGTGATCCTGCCCGTGGAGGAAAAGATGATTTTGTTATGACCCCAAGATATGGCAACTGGTTTGGCGAACAAATTGTTAAAAAAGGTCAAAGTACTCCTGATGGCCCTACTGGGGCAGCTATTTGCATGGCGTATGTACGTCATGGGGCCAGTATCAACCTCGATATTATAGGAGGCGCAGGAGCAAGTATACTTGACCACCTCCGCACGAACGGAGCCAACGTCAAGAAGGTAGATGGTCGAGTTACGAGCGGACGAAGAGACTTATCAGGCTCTTTGGGATTTTATAATTACCGAAGCGACATTTGGTGGGCTTTTCGAGAAGCTTTAGACCCGGAAGGGGATAATCATATAGCTCTACCACCTGATAGGGAATTAAAAGTTGATCTTTGCGCCCCAAGATGGCAACTCACATCAAAAGGAATACAGGTTGAAGGAAAATCGACAGAAGCAAAGGACGGCTTTGGTGATTTGAAGAAAAGACTTGGCAGGTCTCCCGGAAAAGGTGATTCTTGCGTGTATGCTTGGGTCGAGGGCAAAAGAACTCAATCTAAACACGGGAATTTGCCCAGCCGAACTAACTCACGCTACAGGGCTAACCAAACATGGAAAAGATAGATTTCTACGAACCAACTGACGAAGAGGCCAGAAATGGCTGGACAAAAGAGACTTTACGAGCATACCATGAGGGGAGACACCGACAACAGGTGAAGCATATATACGCACGAAAAGTGGTAATGCCGACGGAACAAAATCATAGATACAAGCCTCATAAATGGAGAACAAACTAAGATGAGCAAAAAGATAAAAAAGGGAGACGACGGCAAGCGGGAAGCCGTCAAAAATCCTAACATCAAGTCGCAAGGTGGACAAGTTACCAGACCCGGAGCGCGATGAAAGCAATTGTATCATTTAGGGATTATGGTAATCATCCACTGAAGTGGATGCTAAAGAAAGGATTCCGCCATGTGGTCGTGGCAGTTCTTACACCCGGCGGGTACTGGGTAGAGATTGACTCAGGGATAGGAGTACCTTATGTTACTGTTATGGGAGGGAAAGATTTTGATCTTGCCAAATGGTACAATAATCAAGGATACATAACAGTAGAGACATCTCAAGTCAAGAATAAACAGTTTATTTTAAACCCGTTCCGTGGTAATATTCTCATAGCTAATTGTGTAGGGATGGCTAAATCTATCCTTGGGATAAGTTATTTTTGTATTACCCCTTACCAACTTTATAAAAGGTTAAACAAATGAGTATAATTCCCGGATTTGGATCACCTTCCATCCCTCCGCCGCCCGCCCCGCCTCCTCCTCCGCCCGATCCTCCAAAAAGAGATGATCCTTCAGTACTTAAAGCTCAAGCAGATTTAGAAGCTAGTGAGAAACGGAGAAGAGGCCGAAGTGCGTCCATACTTACTTCTCAAAAAGGAGTCGTTGGCGGAAGTCTCGACCAAACGACTGCTGATTCAAACAATAACTTAGGATAATACTATGTCTATTTTTCCCGGTGGGGGTTCTCCACCGCCACCGCCACCACCTCCTCCGCCACCGCCACCTCCTCCGCCAGAGCCTGAACCGCCTGAACCGGAAGGTAAAGCGGTAGATAAAGCAGCAGCCGCAAGGCGCTCCGGAAGAAGAGGAGCTACATTATCCAGCACAGGCGGACTGGGTGTTATTAATCGCCCGGAAGCGTCGGGTGAAGACAAACTAGGATAAATATATGACGGACGAAGAACGAGTCCTTAAACACAGCAAACGTCAGAAGGATGCCGCCAATAGGCGGTCTCAGTTTGAACATCATTGGGATGATCTGACTAGAGTACTGTTGCCCCGGCGACAGGGCTTTACGATGACCAACGACAATGGCGATCAGCGTGTTGACGACGTCTATGATGGCACACCCATGCAAGCCGCTCGTAGTTTATCTAATACGGTAGGCGCCATGATCCGCCCTGAAGGTGAAGACTTATCTGTTATTAAAGCAGAGAATTCCGACCTCATGGAAATCGGAGAAGTGCAGGACTGGCTTGGTGAGTCTACGGAAAAACTCAACGGAGGCATCCGTAACCCCAAAGCACGATTCCGACAGGCGACCGGAGAGGTCGATCTCGATCTGGTGGTGTTGGGTACGGGGATACTTTTTGTTGGTTTGGGGGCAGAACAGAATCATCTTCTCTTCCAATCCGTGCATCTCAAGGATGGGTTCCCCATGTTTGACGACGAAGGCAATCCCGTCGGTATGTACAGAACACGAAAAATGTTCCTTTGGCAAGCCGCTTTGATGTTTGGTAAAGAAAATCTCCATAAAGACACACAGGAAAAACTGGATAGTAAAAGAGGCGGT